ATACAGTCATTCGCAGAGCTAGATTTAATGATTCACAATATTTATTAGTTCGTATGGATTCTGATCCTGAAAACACAAAATATGATCACAAAAGCAACCAATACTTTGAAATAACAGATCTTGGTAAAGAAGACAAAGACAAAGATGGTAAAAATAAAGATAAAGAAGATGAAAATGTCGAATTAAATGAAAAAACCACTGGAACTTTAATATTACCAACTACTATTGGCAAATACGACGAATCAAAATTGAAAGCGGGAGCTATATATACTCTTAAGAAAGAAGGTAGTGTTTTTTGTTATAAATATGTTAAAGGCGCGATAGCTGATGCAGAAGTAACCTATGATAAAGACGATGATGATAACGTCATACGTAAATGTATTTCGCACAAAACTTTCACGCAACTAATTGAAATGGAGCAATTTAACCGTATGATCAAATCTGTGCTAATGTGTAATAGTAGCAATCTTGATGATTATCGAAAAATAGTTGCTCAGCAAATTACGAAATGCCAAGGTAGTGTTATGACGCTAGTCTACTTGCTAGATGCCGCTGTCTGCGAAGTTAAAAATCTTTTTACTGGAATTGCTATTGTGGCAGCCAGTCCTCAAAACAGGGAACTACAAAAACTTAAAGAAAACAAATTCAAGCTTAAAATTATTAAAAACGCCTGTACCGAATTCACAGAATGGTTAATCAGAAACCAAAAAATAATTTTATGGTGGGTCCTTACTTTTTTAATGCTATCAATATTCGCAATTATACCTATAATGCATCTAGGTATGATGCCCGCAACTCTCACTAAAGTGTTAACAGTAGGTAATTTGCCTACTGCGTTTGCCCAACAAGAAGTAAAATGTGAAGAATTGCCCTCTGCTCCTTCTATATTTATGGCCGGAATCCTGTTAACATTGCTCTGGTATATAATTGATGTACGGTACAAGATAGGATTAACATTCAGTAGTAATAGTAACTACAAACCACGTATTATTAACACAACCTGTATTAGTTACGATAATTATCCAGAGGTAAATGGTAATTTAGACCGTGATACTAAGTGGAAAGTAAAAATCCCATGTGATATGACCCGAGCGGAGTTCATGAAGATGAAATGCAGTGATGAACGCCCTGGACTCAAGCAGATAGGGCCAGTCTGCGCTAACGCCCCCGAACCAATCATTTATCACATTTGCAAAGCAACTAATTATTGTGCAATCAAGAGGCAAGCAACCGAAGTCGTCTACCCAAACAAAAAGGAAGTACAGCGATTCGACACTTGGTCTGCGAAAGTTTTTAAGAATGAATTAGAACCTGTGTTAGCAGATTTTAAATATACTTTTGAAGAATGGTATAATCATTTAAACGCCAAGCAACAAAGAGAAATTGATAGTATAGATGTAAATAATTTAGAAAAAGATAACAGTTATGAAATGTTTGTTAAAGTCGAAAAGCAATTGTATGAGAATAATG